GCATGGCATCGACCCGTCCGCCGTGCAGAAGGTCTACACGCAGGAGTGGCTCGACCTGACCGAGCGAGCGCTCCCGGTCTTGCTGGCGACCATCGCCAAGGAAACAACATGAACGACCAGCTAGACCTGTTCGACCAACCGGAGAACGAAGTGAGCGACGAGATCAAGGAACCGAAGCTGATTCACGCCGACTGTCTCGACGCCATGCGCGATCTGCCCGACGCTTGCGTGGACGCCATCGTGACCGACCCGCCTGCGGGCATCGCCTTCATGAGCCGCGAATGGGACAAGGACAAAGGCGGGAGAGATGCGTGGGTCGCGTGGATGACCGATGTGGCTCGTGAATGTTTGCGCGTGATCAAACCGGGAGGCCATGCACTCGTTTGGACTATCCCCCGCACGTCGCATTGGACGGGTTGGGCGTGGGAGGGTGCCGGATGGGAACCCCGCGACAAGATCGTGCATTTGTTTGGCTCGGGCTTTCCGAAGAGCCTCAATGTATCGAAAAGCATAGACAAATCGCACGGTGCCGAGCAAGAGGTGATCGGTATTGATCACGAGTGGATTCGCCGCGCGGGATTGAGCCACGGCGGGAACACCTACACGACCAACACCTTCGGTTCGGCTTCAGGTCCGAATGCTGGGAAGATTACAACTCCCGCAACGGATGCCGCGAAGAAGTGGGATGGGTGGGGCACGGCGTTGAAGCCCGCCTCCGAAGACTGGTGGCTGTTTCGCAAGCCCCTCGTCGGCACCGTCGCCGCGAACGTGCTCGCGCATGGGACGGGCGCGATCAACGTGGATGCGTGCAGGATTGGAGACTTTCAGAACGTGACGCCTTCCGGCGTGGACCGGCGCAGCGCTAAACTGCACGAGCTTGGCTACCGACCCGGCGAGTACCCAACCGGAGCAGAGAGCAAGACTCCTGGCACCCCTCCGGGCCGCTGGCCCGCGAACGTCGCGCTCGATGAAGAGGCGGCGGCGATGCTGGACGAGCAGAGCGGCACTACGAAAAGCACAGGTGGCGCGGGCGACAAGTCACGCGGCGGCATGGGCAAGCTCGTCTTTGGGAAATATGCGTTGGATCGAAATGGTGCAAACGCTGGCGGCCTCGGAGACAGCGGCGGCGCATCACGATTCTTCTACACCGCGAAGGCATCCCGCAAAGAGCGCGGCGAGGGCAACGTGCATCCCACGGTCAAGCCGCTTGCGTTGATGCGCTGGCTCGTGCGGCTGGTGACACCGCCGGGAGGCACGGTGCTTGACCCGTTCGCGGGCTCGGGCACGACGCTGCTCGCGGCGCGGGCCGAGGGCTTCGGTGCGGTCGGCATTGAGCGCGAGGCCGAGTACGTCGAGATCATGCGGAAGCGGCTGGAGGAAAAGTGAGGGTCCACGTCTACCGCAACCTTCGGCACCAAGACCAGCTTGCGTGGTCCGTGGTCGCCAACGAAGGGCCGACGCGGGGGCGCGTCCTCGAAGTTGTCAGCGCGGTGCCGGTGAAGGACGCGACGTTCGTGGTGCGCGAGGGCGGCAGGCAGCGGGTACTCAGGGAGCAGTCCAAGAACGTCCACGCCTTCATCCGTGGGCAGATGGTCAGGTCCGCTCCGCTCGGCTGCGAGCCGAAGCTGGCCTCGCCGGGTGCGATGCTTTTGCGTCGAAGAAGCGCGATCCGGGTAAGCTATGACCCCTACCTCCACGGTCACTTCTTCGTCGTGGAGACTGGTGAGCCGATCGCGTCTGCGCCGCTCGTCGCCGCGACGGCGGACGGCGTGTTCGCGGTGGCCGACGCCTCTTGACTGTCTGACAGTTCTCTGTAGCCTGCCTGCGCGTTCTCGCGGACGTATCAGGAGCCCGAGCGTGGATCACTTCTTCCAAGACATTCCCGGCTGGTTCGACTTTGACGACATCTACGCCGACGCGGTTCGCGAGGCGGTGGATGGATCGGTCTTGGTCGAGGTTGGCTCCTGGCTTGGTCGCTCTTCCGCTTTCATGGCGGTCGAGATCAAGAACTCGGGCAAGCGCATCGGGTTTCACTGCGTGGACACTTGGAAAGGGTCGCCCACCGAGCAGTACCACCAGAATGAGGTGGAGCAGAGCGGTGGCTCCATCCGATCGCGGTTCGTTTCCAACATGCGCGGCCTGCCGGTCGTGCCGATCGAGTCCGACTCGGCGCTCGCCGCCGAACGCTTCGAGGACGAGTCGGTGGACTTCGTCTTCATCGACGCCAGCCACGAGTACGATGCCGTGAGCCGCGACATCGCCGCGTGGTACCCAAAGGTCCAGTGCCCGCGGGACGGCGCTGACGCCGAGCGGCAAGAGGCCGCGCCGCACCCCCGGAGGTTCTTCCTCCGGGGGCTTTCGCGTTCCGTCAGAACGGGCTCGCCCAGCCGTCCGCCACGATGTCCATGACGTCGGAGGGCGGGTTTTGCCGCATGCTCTTCTCGGAGACGAACATCTCGCCCAGGATGAACATGGCCGCGTTCTCGTCATCGAGATCGACGCCGTAGATCACGGACGCGATCGTCTGCGCCTTGCTCTTGAGCAGCACGGCCAGCTTCTGGTCGATGGTGCCTTCTGCGTCGAGGTAGGCGAACAGGCACTGGTTCTTCTGGCCGCGCCGGAAGATCCGAGCCTCCGCCTGGGCGAGGTCAGCCGGACGCCACGCGCGCTCCACGAAGAGCATGTCCTGGGCACGGGTGAGGGTGGTGCCGACGGCGAGCGAGATGCTGTAGAAGACCAGATCCAGGGTCGGGGCGACGTTCTTCGACATGTCCCCCTGGAACTGGTCGATCACCTTCGCGACGTCCCGGTTGTCCATCCCTCCGACGATCGATCCGTAGCGAATGGGAGCCTGCATGTCCGGCATCTCGCCTCGGGACACCTGCTCGTGGAACTCACGGTTCAGCGCATCCACGCCAGCCCGCATGCGGGCGAAGCACCCCTTGTGCGTCGCCATGACGACCAGCGGGCGGCCGGTCGAGGTCCAGTGGCGCTTGATCCACTCGACAGCCGCGTCGGCCTTGCCCTCGGCCGTCGTCTCGCGGAGCTTGTTCAGGCGCACCAGAACCTCGGCGGCGGCGGCGTTGGCTGCTGCTTTCGGGCCGCCGTTCTCGAATACCCACTGCACGATGTCGCGAGCCTGCGCCTCGTACTTGGGTCGAACGTCGTCAGACAGCTGCACCACAATCGGCTCGTACCGCTTGGGCGGCAAGTTCAACACGTCCACCGTCCGACGGAGCAGCGCCTTATTGTTGATCCGCCGGAAGAGTTCGTCGCTGTTCGTTCGGCCGTCGCAGTTGAACCCCCAGCGATCCTTGTGACCGCCGCAGTAGTCGATGCAGAACTTGTAGCCGCTGTTCCACTCGCGAGGATCGACCATGTGGAGAAGCGGGAACAGTTCTCGGGTCCGGTTCATCACCGGGGTACCCGTCAGAAGCAGGACGCGCGGGATGCCCTGCTGGATCTCGTAGAACGCCGAGGCGCGCTTAGGCGACGACGCGGACGGCACATTCGCCTGCTTCTCCTTGTCGAATCGAATGTCCAGCTGCTTGAGGTAGTGAGCCTCGTCCGCGACGATGGTCTTGTTGCTCCGGGCGCGCAGCCAGCCGACATGGGAACCGATGACGTCGTAGTTCACAACCACGACGTCAGCGCTCTTGGCGACCTCGCCAGGATCCTTGCTTCCGTCCACGATCGACACGGAAATGCCGGGCTTCCACTTGAGAAGCTCGCGCATCCAGTTGACCTTGATGCCAGAGGGGCAGACCACGACGGCGGGGGTGTCGATGCAGACGATCGCCGTGATCGTCTTGCCGAGACCTTGCTCGTCCGCGAGGACAACTCGCCCGCCTCGCCCGTCGATGAACTGCACGCCTGCGACCTGATGCGGGTCGAGCGTCGTGCCGTCTGCGAGCACCGGGATGGGCCGAGACGTCGCCTTGGCTGTGGGGGGCGGAGGAGCCTGGATCCCGACCTCTTCGGTGTACCGAGCCACCTCTTTGTAAAGCTCCGCCGCGACCTCCCGACCGCTGATCTCCTTGACCTGGGAGAAGCCAAGAAGGGCTTCGTACTTCCCATCCGGCTGACGGCCCAGGCCGATGAACTGGCGCTCGGGATTGATGTAGTTGACGCGCAGGTCTTTGCCCTTCACGCGCACCATGTCGCCCAGCTTGATCTTCTCGGGCACAGCGTAGGGCTGCACCTCTTGGACGACCTCAACC